AGCCTGTTTGTTTGATAAGTTGGCGGGTAAACGACTTCGTGCCGAAGTGGTTAAGGGTAGTGCCACACCGATCGGGCTTTACCAAACTCTTTACAAATATTCGGACGAGAACTGCGTGGTTGTTTTCGATGACTGTGATAGCATTCTACTCGACGACGTATCTCTTAACCTACTCAAGGGTGCACTTGATTCGGGCAAAAAGCGCAAGATCTCCTGGCTGTCTGAGTCCAGCACTCTGCGCCGCGAAGGTATTCCTGACCAGTTCGAGTTCAAAGGCTCAGTTATCTTCATTACCAACTTGAAGTTTGATTCAATGAAGAGCCAGAAACTGCGCGACCACTTGGATGCACTGCAAAGTCGTTGTCACTATCTGGACCTGACTTTGGACACCATGCGTGACAAACTGTTGCGTATCAAGCAGATTGCCAAAGACGGAGAACTGTTCAAGGACTATGACTTTGAGCAGTGTGTGCAAGACGACATCATTGAGTTCATGAACGACAACAAGAATCGTCTGCGTGAAGTGAGCCTGCGTATGGCGCTGAAGATTGCTGACCTTCGTAACATGAGTGTTACCAATTGGAAGCGTCTGGCAGAGACTACTTGCATGAAGGCCGCGTAATCAACTGCCGTGTGAAGGCGGGGCAGTGTCAATAAGTCCCCCACCTATTGGAGTACTGGATGATCTTTTTTAACTTGCTTATGGTTTGGTTTTGTTGGGGATGGGCCAACGATGCATTTGAAGCAGGCAATAATAAATTGGCTTGGTTCCATATTTTTTGCAGTGCCTTCAACGCCGCGGCTGTTGCAGTTGTTATATTAGGATAAGATTATGTATGCTCTGGTGCTGTTTCAAATTCTTGCGTGGAATCAAGTTGTGGAAGTAAACGAAACCGGTCCTTTTGAGACACCTGAACAGTGCCAACTCACAATGTTTATTGCGGCAAAAATGATAGCGCAAAAAGACCCGGATTCTCGTTATTTTTTCTTGTGTAGAAAGGTTTGATATGTTTGAAATTTGGGATGGTGACGTGTTTTTATTTTCTGTGGACACTGAAGCAGAAGCCGATATATACACAGAGCAAGGCTTTAAAGTTATTGCACAGTGCTTGAGTTAAAAGTTCTCCTGGGCATATCGGTTGGCTCCGGCTCGGGATTTTATACAGGGACTTTGGTCCCTGTTTTTTTATATATTTTATGCGGTCAAAAATAGGTCTTTCTCATGTTGCATTGCATGGTACAGGGTTAACTTCAGTAAATAATTTACTTGATCAATTGCCAGGAAAAAAACGTTGCATGATAAACAACGCCAATCTGGTCCAGGCCTGAAAATGAATTAATCATTCAAATGTTAGTACAATCTTTGGATCATTCAATTGATACTATTGTATTTTTTGACGGGTTGACTATATAATAACACAATGACTTTTTGTTATGCTCCTTGGACCAATGTTGATATAAGCCCTATAGGCAATATAACACCTTGTTGTAAATTCCAGTCGCAGTACTACTCAGATAAGTTTAACATGGCCGTTGATTCATTGGAAAAGTACGTTAACAGCAACCTGTTGACAACTGTGAAACAAGATTGGATCGAAGGCAAGTGGCCGGCAGGGTGTGAGCGGTGCCGTATAGAAGAAACAAATGGTATAGCTAGTAAACGTCAACTTGATTATGAAAGATGGCAATCGCATTATGAGCATTATAATATTAACTCGGATCAAGAATTTTTGACTGCCAGCATGGCTTTTGGAAATACTTGCAATCTAAAATGTATAACTTGCTCTCCTCAATCATCCAGCAAGTGGCAAAAAGAATACTTTGACATTTATAATATAGATGTCAAGCCTGTAAAGTTTTACAAGCAAAATTTTGTAGAAGAGTTTGCTAATAAAACCAATGGATTAATTCATTTGGACATACCAGGCGGCGAACCGTTGTTGACTGGAGTAGATGAACAGCGTCAATTATTGCAGTTATACATACAATCGGGCCAGGCCGACAAAATTTCTTTGCACTACACAACCAATGCCACTGTTTTTCCTGATCAGACCTGGTGGGATTTATGGCAACATTTCAAAGAAATTGATTTGCAGATCAGCGTTGACGGCGTCGGCCACCGATTTGAATACATAAGATATCCGGCAAGTTGGTCGGAAGTAGAAGACAACATCAATAAGTATTTGTCAATAGATGCTTCCAATTTTAGAATAAGTGTAAGCCATACGATAAGTGCCTACAATATCTATTACCTTGATGAATTTGTTTCTTGGTGCCACAACATGAATTTACCAAAGCCTTGGATGGGCAAAGTTCATACACCGGCACACATGCGCCCCGGAGTTTGGCCTGCAGAGATAAGACAACTTATTTCTCAACACTTGAATCAGAGTCAACACACGGAGGTATTGACCTGGGCAAAGGCCATGCAAAATCTGGACGAAAGTGTTTACTGGCATGACTTTTTACAATACCTAAAACAGCATGACCAACACAGAAGTTTAGATTTTTGTAAAACTTTTCCTGAGCTCGCACTATTTGTCAAATGAATTGGTTTTTATATACTTTTTTTGATCAGATTTTGACTTTTTAATTTAATAAGTATATAATTGATACAATGATTAAAGTTTATTTTCCTCCAGGCTGTTATGGAACGTATCTGTCACGATGCATCTATAATTACACCAATTTAAGAAAAGAACAATTCAAAGAGTTTTTATTTGGTAAAGAAGGCGACAGCCATCAATATCGCTTTCATCCACATTGTAAATCGGTAATAGATCAAGGGCACTTAGAAACTATGAACTTTAATGAGGCTTGTGACTCTTTGGTTGTTGTGTTGCCTCACAATGATCACAGATTAGATTACTACAATAATCAATTTGCAAAACAAGAAAAAAATCAGTTGATTTCGTACATTCTAAATCAATTGACAAAAGATGAAATTGAACACAAACTCAAATCTATGTGGAACTATGATGGTCAATTTGACAGCAACATTCCAAAATGGATTATGAGGGAATGGTGTTCTTTTTGGATTTCTGATGTGTTAACTGTTTCGTATGATTCAAAAAAATACACTGACCTAAATTCAAAAATAAAAATCTCTACAGTAGACTTGCTCGATCATCATTTAAATGCATTGACTATGATTGCAATGCAATTGAACCTAACTTTGACAATCGACACTGACACAATACTTAGGCAGCACAACAATTTCTTATCATTGCAAAAATTTCATAACAGCCAAAAAAAATGTCATCAGTATGTAGAAGATTGTATCAACGGAAACGCCACTCAGATGTTGATACTTAATATTTTTGAAGAATCTTATATACAACATTTGTTAAGACAATATAAGTTTGAAATAAGCTGCGATGGCTTGAATGTCTTCCCGGAATCAACACGCCAATTAGCTAAGTTAATTTACAAAGTACAATAAATTTTAAAGATGAAGCGGTGTACAATTGTTATCAAAGATGAAGTTAACATCAAACTCGAAGGGCTCGACCTTGACATGCGCCGACGCTTGGTCAACCAATTCAAGTATGATGTTCCTTACGCAAGATACTTGCCTGCAGTTAGACTGGGACGCTGGGACGGAAAGGTCAGTTATTTTCAATTAGGTGGTAGTACCTATACCAACTTGTTGCCTGAGATTGTTCCTATCTTGGAACAGTACAACTGGGACATTGAGATAGACGATCAACGCGACTATTCAATCACGTTTGACTTTCCGCTGTGTGCTGAAGATACGTTTGCTGACAAAACATGGCCCAAGGTACACCCCTTTGAGGGCCAGCCCATCATGATGCGGGACTATCAAGTAGAGATTGTCAACAACTATTTGAGCAACCCGCAGTGTATCCAGGAAGTGGCCACAGGTGCAGGCAAAACCATTATGACAGCAGCCTTGAGTTGGCACGCTCAAGCATATGGTCGCACCATTGTTATTGTACCCAACAAGAGTCTTGTGACACAGACAGAAAAAGACTATCGCAATGTAGGACTTGATGTAGGTGTTTACTTTGGTGACCGCAAAGAAACAGGAAAGACGCATACCATCTGTACTTGGCAGAGCTTGAACGTACTGCTGAAGAACACAAAGAACGGTGTAGGCACAGCCACAATACAAGACTTCATTGAGGATGTTGTGGCAGTTATTGTGGATGAAGTGCACATGGCCAAAGCAGATGCGCTGAAAACTCTGCTGACCGGAGTAATGTCAAGAGTGCCATTGCGGTGGGGGCTTACAGGAACCATACCCAAGGAAAAGTTTGAAAGCCAAAGCCTGCTGGTCAGCCTTGGTCCTGTGATTGGCAAGCTCAGTGCCAATGAACTGCAACAGCAAGGTGTGCTGGCGCAGTGCCATGTGAACATTGTGCAGATGGTTGACCATGTAGAACACTCAAACTACCAAAGTGAACTGAAATACTTGTTAGAAAACGAGGACAGGGCCACTGCTATTGCCAATCTTGTGAAGCAAGTAAACGAAACTGGCAACACACTGGTGTTGGTGGACCGTGTTGCCGCGGGAAAATTTTTAGTAAGTTTGTTAGGTAAACGTGCTGTATTTGTTTCAGGCGCAACCAAAGGCGCAGAAAGACAGGATCATTATGATGAAGTGGCCGATGTTGATGACAAAATTATTGTGGCTACATATGGTGTGGCTGCGGTTGGCATTAACATTCCTCGAATTTTTAATCTTGTGCTTGTTGAACCTGGGAAGAGTTTCGTACGGGTTATCCAATCAATTGGTCGTGGTATCCGCAAGGCTGAGGACAAAGATCATGTCCAAATCTGGGATGTGACCAGTACTTGCAAGTTCTCAAAACGACATTTGACCAAGCGCAAAGCCTATTACCGAGAAGCAAATTACCCATTTACTCAAGAAAAGCTTGAGTGGAATTGACTTTAGCAATCAAGACCTGTACACTACACACAATGAGAATACTGACTTTAGACAATAGCTTCTATGATTTAGATCATTTACCTGAAGAAATAGATGACATGCGTTTTGCAATACTGGATAACTCTAATCCGGCCGAACCCGACTATCATTTCATCCCTTTGATCTTTCTTGAAAGCTTCAACGCTCCGGCACTGGTGTTGCGTATAGGAGATCAGACCATCAAGATGCCCATGGACTGGCAAATACTAATTGGAGAACCTGAAGTCGGAGACCTTGAAGTCTTACCTTTGACGTCAATCAATGACCGTGGATTCAAAGTATTTCAATTCAATCCGCTGACCAGTTTCCGACCCAGTTTTCCCGACATTGAAATTCTTGATGTTTACCATGAAGTTTCGTGGTACGCACCCAAGTTAAAAAACGGGCAGTTGCTGGCAGTACCTCTCACAGAAGGAGATGATCCTGACTGTGTATATTTTGTCAAAGACATTAGTCGTAACTGCGAAATTGTAGATTATAACAAGGCATGGTAATGTTAAAATTCAATGAACATGACGTAGGTGGTGAAATTGTCAAAGACAACGAAACCTATTTGCTCAAAGACAACAAAACGTTAAATAATCTTGTGCTTAGTAGCACAAAGTTGTATAGAGGACAAAGCACTCGCGGTCATAGTCATGCAGGACAAGAAGAAGTTTACTTTTTTGTGCAAGGTACTGGCGTAATGATCGTGGACGAACAAAAGTTTCGAGTTAGCCGAGGAGATATCATTCTCATACCGGACGGGGCATTCCATAGAGTGATCAACGACGGCGAAATGAATCTTGTGTTCAATTGCGTATTTCAAGGGACAAGGAATCACTGATGGGCACACTAAATTCCGGTGCAACGCTCATATATGAGCGTGTAGACAATCGTATCTATGCTCGAGAAATGGGAAAGACCGAAAGAAGATTAGTAGGTTGGACAGACAGCAATAGTATATCTATGCAAGAGTATCGCAGCGAAATAAATCATATGTTGCAAATGTGCGAGACAGATTCGGCCATGCGAGAGTTGCTGGATCAACTGTTTGTAATGTATAATCTAAAGAAAAAACATGAGTAAAGTGTTTTGCAAGGCACCGTGGGTATCGATTAGCTACATGCCAGGCGGCAAGTATGCACCTTGTTGCCAATGGAATGGAAACTTTTTTGACTCTCCCGAAGATGTGGTCGATCAAGTAGGCGGTGCTTTCCTTAGAAATGAAATTCCACGTGAATGTTCTAACTGTCCTCCTGACAGTGAGTTTGGGTGGCGCCATGCTTTTGAACCTTATGAAACTGATTACCGAACAAGTACTATTCAATTTTTGGATTTTAGAAATAATAATCTTTGCAATCTTAAATGTCGCAGTTGCGGTCCGTTGTTTAGCACCAGTTGGAGTTCCGAAGCCCGAAGAGAAATTATCAATGACTATGATTCTTCAACACTATCCAATATTGATCTGAGTCAGTGTAAGCAAGTTTATTTTGCTGGAGGCGAACCGCTGATGAATCCACAACACTATGAAGTGTTGCGTATGTTGATTGATCAAGGTGCCAAACCCACGCTGATGTACAGTACTAATTTTACTGTGACCAGATACAAAGACCAAGATGTAACTGATCTTTGGCGACACTTTGATGTTATTAACTTGAATGCCAGCATTGACGCTGTGGGCAAATACGCAGAGATTGTGCGCAGTGGCACAGATTGGGCTACTGTAGAGGCCAATTTTGCCTGGGTCAAAACCATGCCCAATATCAGACTGCGGGTCGCTCCAGTTATTAGTGCAATCAATATATGGTGGCTCAAAGATCTATTTGATTACTTTGATTGGCTCCCAGTTGATGACCTTGAGCCAGTGCTGGCCAATGCTGACAGTGTGTTGGGCATTGGATGTATTCCGACAAAATATCGTGCTCCGCTGATTGCCGTTCTTGAAGGCAGCAAGTTCCGAGACAAGTATAATATACAACGTGCCATAAAGATACTGCAAGAGCCGCCAATGACCGATCACTGGTATCAGTTTTTGACACAACAATTGGTTCTGGACAACTATCGAAATGAACATTGGTTTGACAATGTGCCCATCCGGCACAAAATCTATGCTGAGGCACTGCAACTTGAGCCTTGGATAAAAAATGAGTGACAAACTAAACATTGCCAACGAAATGAGACAGTTTGATCGCAAGAACAGATCGTTCTACGATGAACTCTCAGCTGAAGAAAAGAAAAAATTCAGTACCTATCTTATGATACGCTGGGGGTCGGCAGTGGAGGGATCCAGAGAATTGCAAGAGTTTTATGTGATCAGTTGCAACGAACGATTGAACAAACATTTCTTTGATGTTGCCAAGCATCCTAAGTTACAATGGCTCATGGCCACTGCTGTAAGCCCAGACATGGGCACACCCAGACACACATGGATTGCGCCCAAAAAGAAAGAAGCTGGTGCCGGTGCCAAACGCCGGGCCATGCAAGAAATTTTCCCGCATTATAAAGATGACGAAATTGAAGTAATGATGCAGATCACTACTCAAAAAGAAATCGATGAATACAATAGAGCCGCAGGAAAAGACAAAAAGTAAATTTGTCTGTGCATATTGCCACAAAGAATTTGCGAGAGAAACTTCTATCGCAGTGCACATGTGCGAGCCCAAGCGCCGTAGACAAGAAAAAGATGAGCGCGGTGTACAGTTGGGCTTTCAGGCATACGTCAAGTTTTATGAGACCATGCAAGGGTCTGCCAAATACAAAACTTACGATGACTTTTGTGACAGTGCCTATTACCGGGCCTTTGTAAAGTTTGGTAGATACTGCGTTAACACAAAAGTAGTCAACCCAGAACAGTTTATGATCTGGTTGCTGAAAACACAGAAAAAAATCGACAACTGGTGTTCGGACAAAATCTACACAGAATATCTTGTGTATTATTTGCAGGTCGAAAACATCAACGATGCCTTGGCCAGGGCCATTGAGTTTGGTATAGACTGGGGCGAAAAACATCAAGCCAATCCACATGACTGTTTGCGATATGGCAATCACAATGGCATGTGTCATGCTGTGAGCACAGGGCGTATAAGTCCTTGGGTGATTTACAATTCAGAATCGGGACAAAAGTTTTTGTCAGAACTGAACTCTGAACAGTTGGCCATGATTTGGCCTTATATTGATTCGGATGTGTGGCAGAAAAAGTTTGCTGACTATCGCGCAGATCAAGAGTATGTCAAAGACATATTGGGAAAGGCAGGTTGGTAATGGAATTTCCATTGATATATTGTAATGGTGATAGTTACAGCAATGATCGTTATAGTCCAAGTTTGTTGAATGGTACTTATGCAAATGTAGTGGCTGAGTCATGCCAGGGATTTGTAATCAATAAATCTATTAATGGTAGTTGTAACAGAAGAATAATTAGAACCACACTACACGATTTAATATTGCAAAGGCAACAAAATCCAATGCAAAAAATAATTGCACTAATAGGATTGAGTTTTGAGTTAAGATCAGAGATTTGGGTCGATGAAATAAAAAAACCCATTGCTCCAGAAGAATCAAATTTTGTAACACACATTTTTACAAAACAAATTAACTGGCGAGATAATTTGCTAAACGGAATTGAAATTCAGACGCCTAATCGAGAACAACTTAACGAAAAATTTTTAAAGGAGTACAGCAATGGAAGAGCCTTTTTTTATAGCTCGTATGCAGAAAGAATTAATTTATTAACTGATTTAATTATGTTCAGGGCAACTCTTGATTCGTTGAACATAAACTTTTTGGTTTTTCAATCTCCTGCCGCAGAGCCGCTGGAGTCTGACTACCTATTAGATTTTCTTAAAAATCAAATTAAAGATGACCGAAGATTTTATGATTTAGAAAAATTTGGATTTTGTAATTGGGCTAATCAACAAGGATTTATTCCTTTAGATTTGCAAGATACTCCTGATATTGGACATTTTGGTTCAGATGCACATCGTGCATTTGCTGTAGATGTATTATTGCCTCGGTTGGAGGAATTAAATTTTATATAATAATGAGTGCAGACATTGACATTGACATGCCCGACAGAGCAAAATTGCTGGAATTAATTCGGCATGTTCCTGCACGACAAACAGTGGATGGTCGGCCACGACGCCACAATTCTGGTATCTACGTCACTGATATACCACAAGACATTGTTAATGGTTGTGCAGCCATAGACTACGAGGCTGCAGAAAGTCGTGGCTACTTTAAAATCGATTTGCTCAACATGAGTGTGTATCAGTTGATCCGAGATCCTGCACACTATCAACAGATGTTGAGCCGAGAACCTCCATGGTCAAGACTGTGGACTGATGAACCCTGGGCCTCTCAATTGGTACACGTAGGAAACTATACGGATCTACTGCGTGAAATGCGACCCGATTCGATACCCAGGATGGCTGCGTTTATCAGTATTATTCGTCCGGGCAAAGCGCACTTGCAGAGACAACCTTGGAACAAAGTTTTTGAGTCTGTGTGGGACGGCAATGACAGTCGGGGCTATACATTCAAAAAATCACACAGTGTGAGTTATGCAGCCCTGGTAGCGTTGCACATGAACTTGCTCAGTCAAGACGACGCACCAGTGTAATTGATTTGCGTTTGCTTTTTTTGCGGGCAATATCCATCAAACTGCACACAGGCCCGTGCAAAATTTCCAAATCTTTATTGCTAAACGTTCGCAGTGTGCTTTTGAATTGATCCCAGTCTCCGCGCAAGAAGATGTTTATTGGTATGCTGCGATTGCTTTCCCACCACCATGTATTGGCCAACTCTAAAAATTCCAGTTTTTGTTGCTGATTTTGCACAGCTCCAAAATCATATATGGTGGTAATTGCATCGTCCCTGTTTTGTACTATGCCCACGTACTCTTCATTGGCATAAACGCACAAAGTTATAAAGGGATATTTTGCTGCCAATTTTTGAAAGATATCATTACCCATAAATAGTTGTTCGAGGATCCTATGTATTCAACCACTGCTTACTTATACCAACAGATAACCAAAGTATTACTTGTTGACACCAGTGGCGGGTCCTTTACTTACAGGTGGGATCCAGTGTACGCAAAACCATTAACCGTAAACAAAGGCGTTGACAATGTCTTGCTGTTTGAATTTATCAATCAGGAAGAAAAGCCCGTCAATATAACCGGCAGCACTTTTGTGTTCCGTTTACTCAACCAAACAGGTGACAGCCTGCTAATAGAAAAGCCCATGGACATCCTTAGTGCGCCATTGGGGCGTGTTAAAGTAGTGTTAGATACAATGGATACCATTGATATCATTGCACAACCTGCCAGTTATAGCATTCAACGCACACAAGGTGCCTATGTACAGGCTGCATTCACAGATGCTGCGGCTGGCGCCCGAGCTGACTGCAACATTGTAGATTCTATTCTGCCACAGTTTGTTCCCAGCCGCGAGCTTACCATTCCCACAATCTACGGCAAAGCGCAGCAGCTAATTCCTGGTCCTACCAATTGGCCTGACTGGGCACTGTACCCCCAACCTGTAAACACCACACAACTCACAGAATTCTACTCAAGCCACATGCCCACCAGTGGACAAAATTTGACCACCATCAGCATGGACATGGTTGGCTACACAGGCACAGTGAAGTTTCAGTCCGCAGAAACCTACGAAAGCATTTGGTATGATGTTACTCAAAGCTGGAGTTATTTCAACGAGACCAGTACACAATATTTCAACGTAGTAGGTTACTACCCTTTGATCCGTGCCTGTTTCAACAACAGTCAAGGTTTCGGTGCTCAGGCAACTGCATACGCAACCGATGGTGTAATCACCTCTATTGATGTAACCAATCCAGGACAAGGATATGTAGCACCTCCACATGTTCAAATTTTAGGCGATGGAGCAGGTGCTGAGGCTATAGTAACCGGGGTCAACGGCGGTAGCATTGACGGCATCGAAATTATCAGTGGTGGTTCGGGATACTTGCCTGTTCAATACCAAGGAACACAAGTTGCTACCGTTTTGCTTACCACCGGGTGGATTGTTAATCTCCAATACCGTTGATTTCCTTGTCATAAATCTGTTATAATACAACAGATGTTTGATATCCAAAGTTACTTGCCGGGCAAACGCAAACAGACCCCCAGTGGTTGGATCAGTTTCAACGGCGTTTGCTGTGGGGACCGGCGACAGCGTGGCGGACTCAAATCCAGTGAACAAGGTTGGAGTTATCACTGCTTTAACTGCTCGTTTACTGCCAGTTTCATTCTCGGCCGCCCATTGAGTTTCAAAGCTCGCAAGTTCTTGACCCTGCTGAATGTGCCCGAAGCCGAAATCGACATGCTGAACATTGAGAGCATGCGGCACCGTAGCATACACGGCTTGATCGAAGATCGCCAGCGTACCTACGATGCACTGGCAGATATCAAGTTTGAAGAACGTGACCTACCTCCGTTTGCTGAACTGCTGAGTGCGTATCCTGAAGGAAACTACTGGGACTATTTGAAAAGCCGACGAGTACCCATGGACTATCCTTACATGATACAGGTTCAAAATGATGGAGTTCACTGGACCAGACCACATGTTGTAATACCATTCACGCACCACGACAAAATTGTAGGATATACTTGTAGATTCACTGATGGAAAAAGCCCCAAATACATCTCAGACAGCCAACCAGGATACGTGTTCGGAACAGACCTCCAACATGATAGCTGGCAATATGGCATTGTTGTCGAAGGTATATTTGATGCACTTTCAATTTCAGGTCTCGCTGTTATGCACAACACTGTGAGTGATGCACAGGCTCGTGTGATCAGAAGCCTTGGAAAAGAAATCATCGTCGTGCCTG